CTTGCTTGAACATCGACTGTAAATGTTTCTGTATCAAGTAGTGTTACGGGTGAGCCTCTATCAAAGTAGCTTACTGTTAATCCACCTGCAGGAGTTGAATTATAGAATGCTACGTATTGAAATGGACCAATTGAACCACCTGAAGCAGTAAACACCACGTCAGCAGTAGGGACAACTGATAAGACTCCGCCCGTTTGAGTTGAGCTAGTTATTGCCACTTGTGTTCCGCCAGTAGTATATCCATTGCCCGATGCAATTTCTGAAACTTCAGCAAGCGTATTATCTGCTACTGAAGGTAATGTGTTTGTTAGTGCGTATTTAAAGGTATCAGCACTAAAATCGTGCTTCTTGTTAAATACATCAGCGATTGTTTGATCGTACTTGTTATATATAGCCATTGTTATTCCTTAAAAGTAACTGTAATTGTATTTGGTTTATATCCTGCGCTGTATAAGTCAGGCGCAAAACCTGCCGTTACAGTTCCTATAACTTGATTGGTGTCACCTGAGTATTTTAATGTTACAGATGTACCGATTAATGAGTAGCTATTGGATACAGCAATCATACCATAATTAGCAAATAAATTTAAATCTGTACCAACTAAAGAATAACTGCCGCTATCTGCAATTATAGATGCGTTGTATTTTATTGGTGTGGCTGTTCCTGCTACTGAGTAATTATCACTATTAGCAATTATGCTTAAATCAGCCCTTAGTAGCACTTCATCACCAGCAAGAGAATAAACACCCGAATCAACGATAAGAGTTTCACCTCCTCCACCTGGAGTATAAATCAGGGTTACATCTGTGCCAGTTAAATTATAGCTACCAGTTTCAGTAATTAATTTCTTGGCAGATGTTAAATTTACATCTGAACCAGTTAATAGGTAGCTACCTGTTGTGGTAGTTATATTTAATTGTGCATTTATTGTTGTTGGAGTACCTACTTGGGAATAGCTACCACTGTCTACTACTATAGATATACCGCTACTAACTTCTAAAGCGCCACCAATAAAAGTACCGCCTAGCCCTGATGTTTCTAGCGCTCCACCTAATGCAGACCTATAATCTAAACCAGCAAAATTAACAAAGTCGCCAGTAACCATGGTGTCAAAACTATTAGCGCCTGGAACTCCTTCTCCTGATTTATTTATAGCGTTATAATCACCAGTGCACAAATAGTAATTAGTAAAGCTACCTGTGGACTTGTCAGTGTACAGCGCTACATTAGTGCAACTCGCGTTAGCAATGCCTATATCACCAGCGAAACCACCTTCGCTACCTAACTGTATACAGGTTATATTTAATAACGTACCACCGTTGTAGAATGTATTTGCAAAACCACCTTGTGAGGCGTAAGCGTAATTAATACAAAACTCAGCATCACCAAGAAACTGCCCTGAAAGAGGTATATCATGAACAAGGCAATCTTTTAGCGTTGCGTTTGCTGATGTATCAAATAGATTGCTTGTATTTAGGGTGTTGGCAATTTCAAAACCTTCAAGAGTTACATGTTTACTCCTGAATACTAAGCCAAATGATGTTGATATTGTGAATACAAACCCTGAACCAGCAGTAAAATCGTGCCTGTCAACGGGTTCAACTATAAACTCAACCATTCTGGTTGCGTCTGTTGTGTAGCCAGCAAAATCTATAAATGTTTCTGAAAGTGGTGTTGCACTATCCCAGCCAGTCCCCGTGATTGTAAATCTTTGCAGTTCATCCGCTGCAACTAAATTTTTCGCTTGCGCCACTACTGCCGCTTTTATAGATGTGTAATCCCCTGATCCATCTTTCTTTATCGTAAAATTAACTATAGTAGGCATTAGATATGCTCACGTAAAAAAGTACTTATGATTGACTTGGTGGCTGTTACTTGCCCCGTTGAATATAAATCGATGTACTCTTGAGAGTTAACGTCAGGCTCTACGAAGTAATATTTTTGCGCTGCCCTATCCGTTAGTGAGCCCAACAAATAAAGGTTATCATTAAGACTCTCGTCAGTGCATACAGCTATTGAAAAGTTTCTGTGGTATTCAGTTACTGATTTATCAGGGTTTGCCACAATCCAAGCTTGCAGGCTTTCTTGTGCGCTGAATATATGATCATCATCAAATAACCCGACAATCTCACCTTTTACGCCGGCCTTGTTACTGACAAGAATTTGAAAAGCCATTACTTACCCTTGTTTATTTAAAGTTAAAGCCAAGTAGGACTAACAGCCCTATAGCTAATGCGCCGACAACCTTAGAAAAGGCACTATCCCAAATAGTATGAAACCTTTTAGATCTTACTATTGTGTCGTGTGCATCATTCCATTTTGCATTGTTGCCGATATTATACATTTCTTGTTTTGTATTTATTTCTTGCTGTTGCTTATCTTTTAAAACTCTTTCACGCTCAGTAGTCACAAGCTCTCTAACACTTACAGTTAATTCTTTTACTGTTTCATTAGTTGCTTTTACTGTCTCGCTATTTGCACGAACTGAATCACTGATTGACTCGTTACTAGTTACCAATGCTTTATTACTATCTAGCAATGCATCAAGCATTTGCTGGTTCATGTCATTCATAGGTCAGGTTTGTTTGATTGTCTTTCCGCTATTATACCAACAAAACAACATATAATCACTATTGAGCGCGATACGACCAACAGAATTAAAAAAGTTGCGTATATCGTTTTGAATTCTTCCGATAGATACAAATGAACTAATAAAGATAATATGAGCGCATGTAAAAATATACTCGATATTTTTATAAAGAATTGTTTGATACCCTTCATAACTCTCAGTAGCTCCGTACTTATGTGCGTCATAGATAAAATAAAGAGCTATTGAAAATATTACTACACAAGCGCTTTTGCTTTTTAATGTATTTAATGTTGTAAAAACATAAGAGTACATAATACATTCAATTGCGAAAAGTTGCCACTCAAGCAAAGGATCGAATATAGATAGCTGGTAAAGCATCTCTGATAAAAGGTAGGCCAGCAATAATACTGGCCTATTAATAATTAATGATAAAACGACGTAAGCAATCAATAAACTATTTACGTTTTGTTCCGCCGCCACGTTTACGCTTTGAAGTTGCCATAAGCTTAATAACTCAATCATGATAAGGTTCCTTATTGTAACAAGTATTACTCACCTATTCTTTCTTTGTGATATTTAATTAACTCGTTAAATCCTTTTAGCATATCAACGTAATCAGCCTTATACATTTTTTTCATGTTCTTTTTTGTAGCTATCATGTTATCAACGAAGTCCTTCCCGTACATATCAATCATGAATAACGTATATTCTTGAGAAGCTGTACCAAACTTCATGCCAAAACTATTGCAGCCTTTGCATTGTGGGTGCACGTTCTCAACTTCTAAACTCCAGTAAGACGAATGGCCTTTAGCTATAAAATGACCTCCATCACCGTTTTTATAATGAAACTTTTCACCACACGATGCACAAGTACAATACCCGTTATCGTCTGCCCCTGCTACTCTTGATAATAACTGTATCGCCAGTAAACATTTAGATCTTGGAGTTGCCTTAGCCATTACTCACCACCCTTATTTCGAGGGATCCAGCGCTTCTTTTGTTTCTGCTTTGTCTTTTTGTTATTTAGCATCATCTAATCCCCTATCTTTTTATCAATGATAACAGCGAAGCACAATCCAACTGCAAAAAACCACACGAACAAAGTAACAACCCCAGGAACAACAAACCATTCTCCGCTATCAATAAATATATTCCCAACCCAAAAACAAAAGAATAAATTTAATAGTAAAATCACTACCATTAATGCGCCAAATAAAATACTTTTCATAATTACTTATCCTTACACTTATCACAAATAAATACAGGGCGATTAAATTCATCGTATCTCGCTCTGTATGCTGTTTGACCTGACATGAATATATATCCACATTTACAGGACTTGTTACCGTCTTTAGAAACTTTCTGAATATTCATAATAACCTCTTTTTTAAGTATAAGTATCATTAGAAGCGTTAGTCATGGATGTAGAGACTAAGCTATCTTATCAATTAAACAATACATACAAGTATCAACTAGCATTTCATATCCTTATTGGCTGACCAAACCATATAACCATGACAAAACGTTGTTTATTCGCGCTTCTAGACGTTAGTATGTATTGAGTTATTCAATATTTGCTAATTATAGTTTAGCTAACTGCGGATTTGTTACGATGATCCGAATTAAATCGGCAGTGTTAATCTGTATTGTTGAATTAACCTGTAACTGGAACCACCCAATAAGCACCTACGAGGTCAGCGCTCCGATACTATATTAACGAGCTTTTAACTCTGGCTTAATAATTCTCGTTTATTACATCTAAAAGGTAATCACTCCGATTAGATTGGTTAACTCAACAATACAGACTAGAGGATGCTTTGAAAGGGGTTGCGCGTGGTTGTCAGATTCACATTTAACAGCTACTAGATTAGCTGACCAGTAATTATTGTTACTCTTTACGCACAAAAAAAGGGTACTTAGATCATGTAACCTTCGTTGATGAAGGGGTGAAATCTGATAGAAAAACCCACCAAAGATCACATGTCTAAATACCCTTTACCAAATTTCTTTCAAGCAGTCATCACACTGCAATACTTATTTTACACTAACCCTATTAACTTTCAAGTTTATTCCTCTTGCTTATCTAATAATTGTTTATATTCACAGTTATCAGGGATAGTTATTAAATAACCCCTGTCCATACAATACCTTTCAACCTTGTTTAAATAAAAGTGCATCTCACCTAAATCTAGCTTTTTTGTTGATTTAATAGAAACGTGCTTATTAATAACTTTTTCAGGGCAATAATATTTTTTGAATATCTCGTGCCATATCTCAGGGTCCTCACTTACATTTTGTTGTTTAGATATTTCACCTAACCATTTCCAGTAAAGAGAGTTTTGATCATTACTTCTTTTCTCTCTCCACTGAACTATTGTTACACGATACGCCTTGGTTAAATCCAGCTTCCACAACTCAGATATAAATAAACCGATTGAATTAGCTGTTAACCTGAAGTTTTTCATTTTCTCGAACGCTTAACTAGTGAGATAGAGTTTTTAATATTAGACTCGGTCATAAAAAATTTATCAGCCAAGTCTTTAGTTGATATATTCAAGCATTTATCTATATGTAATTCAGCAAGCATAATTGTTGAACGCTTATGTTTCGCTTTTAAATTATCTCTGTTTTTATTGGCTATTGCTGCTGTAGCTCTAAACTTTTCACACTTTGCCGATAGCTCGCTATTCTTTTTTGCCAGTTCGCTATTCTTTTTTATTAGTGAATCTATTTTGCTTTGCTGGTTATGATACTGCTTTATCGTGTCCATTATACACCCGCTACTTTTGATAAGTGATATACAGAGCCGCTTGGTATGCCGTTATCTCTGCCAGCTTTAGCCTTTGCCTTTCCATTTCTAATATCACGAACAAAGTTTTCAACATCTTCTAGTTTGTAAGTTGTGTATGGCTGTATCTTGTGCTTTTTTGCTGGTGGAGTTCCTTTTAGCTCCAGTCGCCAATCTCTATACATCGCTGTTAAATTCATAATATAAACCTTATCGCTTGTGGGTAGTAAGTTGTTATCACGGCCAATGATATAGCCGTAATTGTTAGATAAATATGCAACCTTGTTATAAGACGATCAATAGACTTAGACATAAGCAAAGCGCTCCAATTAATATTGTAATAACACCTTTAGTTATAAAGTGGTTAAGCCTGTCGTGCTTTAATCTTACATCGTGCTTATTTAACATGGTTACATATCCTTATTAAGACGACTTCCTTGTCATGTTTGGTTGATTAAAAAGCTGGACCGTTATTTTGTCCATTGTTCAAACCAGGGTTTTGGTTGTATTGCTGGTGATGGTTATTTTGCTGTTGGCTGTTGTTTTGTTGTGGTGCTTGCTTAAATCCGCTCTGTTGGTTGTTGTTTTGCTGCTGATTATCATCTTCAAATATTGAAACCATTAACATATCACGCTGCTGACCTCCTGACTTTGCCGCTAATGAGTTTTGCTTGATTAATACGCCAGCTAATGAAACGCTTGGATCTAACAGCATGTATTCACCGTTATCATTACTAAGCATTACGCCTAACTTTGTATACTCGCCTTTAGTTTGACCGTCTTTTTGATACTCGCCTGTTTTTGCTACAATACGTTTTGCCATTTTTCTATTCTCCGGTTGGTTGTTGGTTGTTTTCTAATGGTATTGGGTGCACTTGAAAATGTTGTTTAACACCTCTTCTTATTGATAATGATATCGTTGCCACGCTTGGTATGTGAGATACAGCGTTTACACGAATGCCGCCTATATTTTTTTGCTTTCCAAAGCTTACTGATTGATCAACAAATAGATTCATCCATTTATCAGCCCATTGGCTACCATCAATACCCCACAACTTAATAAGTATACGACGAACTGTTAGGCATGGTTTAAATGGCTTACCTTCACAACCATAATAATATATATGAACTGGCTGCTGAGGGTCTTTAGTAAGATTTACGCCTTCAACTTGCACAAGTTTATCGCCTGATATAAAATCATCAGCGTTTAATTGATCAGACTTTGCTTTTATTGTTCCAGATAAATCAAGCATTGTTAACGTCCTCGAAAGTCACTTCAATATCATCTTCAATAACAAAATCATTATCACGACCGACAAAGTTAAATGTTTCTGTGTGAACCCAATCATTGCCACTTTTGCATCGACTGAACTCTGAAATATTTCCTCTATGTCTATCCCAAAAACCTAAGTCGATAAGTTCCTGTCTTGATATTTGAAATACTGCTACTGGGTAGCGACCAAGCTCAACGCTGTTTTGAATGACAAGAAACACAAAGCTATCAATCTCAGTTTTGTAATGCTGCTCTAAAACGTCAGTGTAGAAGCTTGCGCCATGACCGTAATTAAACTTATACAATGGGTTTATCCATTCTTTATCGCTGCGCCAATCGTCAATACTAGCCGTTGTTTTAACATCTATAACTATACCTGCGGATTCAACAGCGTCTTTATCAGGTCGGCATTTTAACTCTATACCTGTTTCTTTATCTTTAACGAATACAGATGATTCACAATCACCAACTAAATCAAGCAAAGACTTAGCTGAAGGGTGACAAAATACAGATTTAGCCATTAAGTTAACTTGGTCGTATTCATCTTTAGTTAATACAACTTTGTTTACATTTTCTTTTTGCTCTGCTTCAAACCCTTTAGCTGTTCGCCCTTTGAATTCAGAAACAACAATGTGATCTTTGTATTTTTCTGGCTCAAGTATTGCGCAATGTAAAGCCGTTCCAATATCAGTTGTTTTCGACTTAGCTCCGTTTCTTGGCGCGCTCTTTGACCAAACAAAATCACCCGGATTCTTTTCAATCATTTGTGCGTCACTATTTGCTAACCCATCGGCAGCTCTATAAATAACATCGTTTAAAAAATGCTTTCCGTTATATTTACTCACCGTACTTCTCCTTTAACATTTCTAACGACTCAATACTTGAATGAATCGAACCTTTAACCTGTGCGATAGTTTTATAACCTTCTGCGTCAATCTCTGCTAGTAAGTCATTTAACACTTGAAGCTTTGCGTTTATATGTGTTGATGCAATCACAATCATTCTCCTAAATTAGTCTGCTTTTCCTTAGCATTTTAGCTGGAGCGGTATGAACGGGGAAAAGTAGTAAACTGCTTAACCGCTTTGATGTGATTAAATATACCCTAATTAAAAATGATTGCAAGCATTAATTGCATAAATATATATTTTCTTTTATAGTTAACTTATCGAAATTACATTACATAAAACTAAAGGCGTTAAATATGAATATTGATAAAATAGTTAAAAAGGCGATGATTGATGCAGAAATTAGCGGGGCAATGGGTTTAGCTGAGGCTACAGGGTTGTCAAAAGAGAAATGCTATAGATTGCTAAGCGGGGATAAAACATTACGCCTAGTTGATGTTATAACAGCTCTTGGCGCTATAGGTTATGAATTAAAAGCTGAGGTTAAATAATGAGAGAAATTAAATTTAGAGGCTGGAATAAGTCGGCAGCACACCCTTACATGCTTGATATAGAGCAAGTAACATATGATGAATCAGGCAAATTATCTTGTATATCTGGCTTTCCTATTGATAGTGACAATGGGGGAGAGATTACACTACTAGATGGTCAGTTTGAAATAATGCAATTCACAGGATTACAGGATAAGAACGGTGTAGATATTTATGAAGGCGATGTAATTAAAACATATCATTTTACAAATAGAGCAAATGGTAAGTTTGAATATATTAATCACATAGTTAAATGGTCAGAAAAATTTCACGGCTGGTTTTTACTTAATTGCGACTCAATGAATGAAAATGACGGTAGCATTCAATTTTTTGTGCATCTTCGTGCGAATAAAGACTTTGAAATTATTGGTGACACTCACTCTAACCCTGAATTACTGGAGAAATAACATGAGCGAATTAACAGATTTACAAATTTGTAAAAAGATAGCTGAGATTGAAAGGTTCAACCAAGTTGAGTTACATGGCTTAGTGTTTGTTTCGAAAGGTTTTGCCTGTGATAAAAAATACAACCCACTAACAAACGATGCACTTTGTTTTCAGTTAATGGTTAAGTACGCTATAGAGGTTAAACCCCCACTAAAAGGCGTACAGAAAAACACAAAGGTTGTATGGTCTGTTTTTAATGGTGTTGATGATTTTGATAATTACTACCTCTACAACGAAAGCACTAACAAAGCTATTTGCCTTGCAATAATAGAAGCACATAAGGATCAATCATGAGCGAAATAGAATTCGAGAACGACAACAAAGAAGTGTTAGATCGTTGCTGTAAAATAATGGACAGAAAGCCAGCAGCTAAAAACATAAGCAATGCATTTAAGCGTGGTACTCGTTTATCAATAGAATCAATACTTGAGCAGAAGAAGTTGAGAAAAGATGCTGAATTGGATTGCTAACAAGGTAATAGATTTTATTGTAGATATAATTAGCCGCTGAGATGCGGCTTTTTTTGCGTCCGATTTACACACAAAAAAACATCAATGAAGATGCTTATTTGTTATTGCTGTTATGTGTTATTTAATTAACTAATATTTGAAACGGTGAATACTCAATAAGAAGTGACCATAACCACCCAAGAAACACTAAAAGTATAAACATTACCGTTAATGGTATATCTCTTTTGCCGAAAGCTCCATCATATAAAAACATGACAATCCAGCTACCAGTTAACCAAGCCACAATCAAACCTGATAATATAAATCCTATAATTTCCATCTTTACTCTCCGCTCGTTAAATTATTCCACGCTCAATATCTATCTTTTCAAAGTCAGCTTTAGTAACTCCAAACCCCTTGTAATAAAATATAACTGAGTTCTGTGGAAATTTACCGGATAAAGCATCATAGGCGTTATATCTTAGGTAAGATTTATAATGTGACATTATTCATTCCCCTGTTTTGTTTGGTGTGGTTAGTTACTTATTCATTGTTTGTTCGTTAATTGCCAGTATTACTTCGGCATCTTCCCACCATCCAAAATCACACTCTTTTTTATGTGACTTCTTTTTAAATGTGAATACGCGAACCTGACAATCCTTGCGCCTAATCTCTATGTATTGAAAAGCTGTATGCAAATCAATTGCCATAGCCTCATAACCAAACTGAGAAATAGCAACAAAGTTATCTTGTGCATAATCACCGTAAATTCTAAATCTATCGTTAGCCTGTAGGTTTATTTCCATTACTCTTTCCCTTCTTGCGGTTTGATTAGTTATTAACTGAGATAAACAATAACGAAAATAATTCTTGACGTCAAGCGCAAATGCAATTATATTTGTAATCACATTAACGAAAGGTATTTATTAAATGAAAGTATTAAATGTTAGATTTAGCGATACTCAGCAACTAAAGATAAAAGATGTATCTAGTGTTGTTGATATGGATTACAGCAAGGTAGCAAGAGCAGCAATGAAGCTTGGGTTAACTCAGATACAAGCATTAGCAGCTAGGGATTTAGATAAGGCTATTGATTTAGTTTTGATCAATGACGCTAGAGCGAAGTAGAAATAAAAAAGCGCCCTATGAAAGCGCTGATTGATTCGACCGAGGATATTATAGCATGAGTACAGGCTGGGTAAAACTACACCGCCAACTTTTAGATTGGGAATGGTATAACGATGTAAACACTACCAGAGTATTTTTACATTTGTTATTAGTTGCCAACCATAAAGACAATAACTGGCGAGGAATTGAAATAAAAAGAGGTCAGCGATTAACTTCTATATCATCACTTGCAAGCGAGACTCACCTCTCAATAAAAAATATTCGTACTTCAATAAAGCGCTTAAAATCGACAAACGAAGTGGCAAGCTATAGTACAGCGCAACACACTGTTTTTACTATGGTTAACTATGATTTGTACCAAGATGAGGCAAGCGAAGTGGCAAGCAAAGGGCAAACAAAGGGCAAACAAAGGGCAACTAACAATAATGTTAAGAATGACAACAATGAAAATAAAGAGATCTTGTCATTAGTAAATGACGTGTTCGCTCATTGGTGGAATTTATATCCATCATCAAGAAGAAAAAATAAAGGTGGTTGTTTAACTAAGTTCAAAGCAAAGTGTAAAGGACTAACTGAAGATCAGATAATTGAGCTCGTTGATAAAATGTCAGCAGATGTTGCCAAGCGAGTAAAAGAAATTGACGACATAAAGTATTTACCGACAACTGAGCCCTATATAAATCAAGAAAGATGGATGGATGAAGAATGATAGATTTTAATGAAGATAGTTTATTTGCAGAACAATCTGTAATTGGTGGACTGTTAAAGCTATGCTCTCCTGAATCAAAGTTAATGATCAGAACCATGAGCATGTTAAAGCCAACCAGTTTTTATAAGCTTTACCATAAGCAAATATTCTCAGCAATGCAGACTTTATTTGCTAAAAATGAAAACATTGATTTACTTGTTGTTGAAGAGCAATGCAAGCGCCAAGGCGTTAACGATGAAAGTTTATTTATGTACTTAGCTGACATCATGAGAAACACGCCAAGCGCTGAAAATATTGGCGCTTATGCAAAAGTTGTTCGAGAATACTCAATTGAACGATACACCAACCAAAAACTACAAGATTTAATTGGTTCATTCAATGACAAGGCAGAAGGTGACGTATATCAACGCCTAGGGTTATTAGAATCAACTATAAACGATATTAGTAACATGGGCATGAGAAATGAAAAGAGTGGCTTAAAACACATTACAGAGAGCCTGTCGACATGGTTAGATAATATCGATCAGGTTCTTGATGATGGATATGATAAAAACGCTTTTAGCACTGGCATTGAATCACTTGATGATGTACTAGGTGTTAAAAAAATGCGCAGGGGCTCACTTGTTGGTGTTGGAGCTCGTCCGAAAATGGGTAAGTCTGCCTTTATGATGTTAATAGCTAATCATTTTGCACTTGAGCTTAACGAGCCCGTAGCTTTATTTTCAATGGAAATGCCTAGTGTTGAAATAGCAGAAAGGGCAATGACAAGCCGATCAACTGTTAACCCTGCTGAATTTTACCGACAAGGCATTAGTAATGAGTCTGGAGGTCGCAGAGACATGGCATTCAATGAACTCATGAACTCAAATATGTTTGTTGATGATGGTGCAGCTCTGACTATCGGTCATATTCAACGAGAGTCAAGAAAGCTGCGAAAAGATAAAGGTAAGATTGGTTTAATTTGTGTCGATTATTTGACGCTTATGGAAGCAGAAAAAGCAGATAGAAATGATTTAGCTTACGGAATGATCACAAAGGCACTTAAAAACTTAGCTAAAGAATTAAATTGTGTTGTTTTGATGCTTACCCAATTAAACCGCGGGCTCGAAAATAGACCAGATAAACGACCTATGCCAAGCGATAGCCGCGACACTGGACAGATTGAGCAAGATGTGGATTTATGGATTGGGCTTTATAAAGAATCAGTATATGACGAGGAGATATCAGACGGTGGGCTCACTGAGTTAATAGTTAGGTTAAATCGTCATGGTGGCACTGGTACTGGATTTGTAGAGATGAGAGAAGGTTTTCACGTTCCTGTAACGATGGAAAAGGGAGCGCTTATTCTTAACAATAGAACCCAAAGTAAAATTAAATCAGAAGAAGAGAAGAATCCTAAAACCAGTTACAAGAAACGTAATTAATTAAAACATAAAACATAAGGGCATAAGATGAATACAGAAAATAAAAGCTTTACACCAGTGAACATTAAAGATTTATGGCAAACACCTAAAGAGTTATTTAACACGATAGACAAAGAGTTTAATTTTGTTTGTGATGTTGCAGCTAGTTATAAAAATACATTTTGTAAGGCTTATCTTGATGAAGAACAAAACTCTTTATTGTGTAGTTGGGGATCCGTTAACTGGTGTAACCCTCCATATTCAAATATTACGCCTTGGGTTAATAAAACTATTGAGCAACATGAACTAGGCAAAACTATTGTGATGTTAGTTCCCGCTGATACATCAGTAAAGTGGTTTAAGCTTGCTTATGAGTCATGTAATGAGGTTAGATTTATTAGTGGGCGTATATCGTTTATTAATGCCGACACTCAAAAGCCTGTTAACGGTAACAATAAAGGATCAGTACTTTTTATCTGGAGAGGTAACGCGCCAAAGAATAGCCATACGGTCACATTAATTGATCGTGATGATTTACTTTAAACACAACCAATAGGAATGATAAGCGCTAGAATTAACTAGCGCTGAGCAGGTTAAAACATACCGTTGTCACGAGCCTTTCCGCCACCAAATAACCAAGTAGCAGCAAACCATGAGCGAGAGCGGAACCATCTGCCCTCGCTTTTTAATATATCGCTTAATATTTTAGATGCTTGCCAGTTAGTACAGGGAGTTCCATCGCTAAAGCACCCGTCACGGCAAGCGACATCATGAAACAACCATCCGAAGCTGTCTATATCCATTGCACCAGAAGCACCGTCATAAGGCTTATCAGAGGCTTTAATCTTTAAGTGTTTTTGATGTCGCTTGCTAAAGTAATCCTTATCTCTCATTACTTGATAGCCTAAAACAACACCAGCCCCGCTTTTGATTGGCTCAATGTAATCGTAAATACTTTCTCGCATTTTGTTAACTCCAAAGCGGTAAGTTTAACATAAATAAAAACTTGACGTATAACTATGGATAAACTATGGTTAGCATATTGATTAGCAAGCAAGGGTTTTAAATGATTAAGAAAGAGTGCAGATTTCAGAAAGAGTTAAATAAAGCGATTCAAGAGTTCGCAGATTTATTTTGCGAAGGTAATTTCAATCTAGCTGTTCGTCAATTGTGTAAAAAGGGATTAGACAATGACAAGTAAGGAGGTAAACCCTAAACTTTAGAATAACGAACATAACTAAATAAAATAGAGATAGTTAACGGTGTTTGTCTCTATTTAATCAAAATTAAACTTTAACGGAATTTATTATGAAAAATGTAGTCAGCTTTAGCGGAGGAAGAACTAGCGCAAAATTAACATTGTTAGCTATTGAAAAGTTTGGCGTAGAAAATACGGTTGTCATATATATGGACACAGGCGCAGAGCATCCGAAAACTTACGAGTTTATTAAAAGCCTCGTTGAGGTGTTTGGCGTTAACTTGGTTTGTTTGCGCGGTGACTTTAGTAAGCCACTAGGTAAGGGTGTCGGGTATAGTGTTGTTGATTTGTCGGATTGTAAATTTGATTTAAAGCCTTTTTCTGAAATGATGGGTAAATATGGGGTTCCTTATATTGGCGGCATGTTTTGCACTGACAGAATGAAGTTGAAGCCATTTCAAAAGTACTGTAAAGACCATGTAGGTAAGGATATTACAACTTGGCTTGGTATTAGAGTTGACGAGCCTAGGCGATTAACAGAGAAGAAAGGAATTAAGTATTTAGCTGAGATTTGCGAGGATGAAAAACAAGATATTATTTCTTGGTGGTCTGAACAAGTATTTGATTTGAGCATTCCTGAATGGCTTGGTAATTGTGTTTTTTGCCCTAAAAAGTCAAATTTAAAATTAGCAGCAGCCCAGCGCGATGAACCTGAGCTATATGAAGAATGGTTAAGTATGCTTTATTCTGATTCGGTTCGTATTGATGATAACACAGGGCATCACTCTAAAATGTATCGTGGTGAGCAGTCATTAGAAAGCTTAATAGCTACATTTGACGGCTCAACTGGTGAAGAAATAAAGGCACGTATTCGAGGTGGCAAGATGGTTGACACTAATTCTTGTTCTGAATCGTGCGAAGTATTTAATTGATTACACAAAAGTAGGATTTGAACTATGTCAGGTTGGATAAGTGTTAAAGATGAACTACCCAATGAAAGCGAGGTGGTTAGAACTAAAAGTGGTGATGGTCGTATATTTAGAACTCAGTTGTTCAATCGACAAAACGGTTTTGAATTTAAAATTGTTGGCTATGTTTGGGATCACTCGAATGTCATTGAATGGACTAGAGAAGATGGAACGGTTAGCGGTTACGAGAATTAATTTATTTTAAAGTAGGATTTGAACATGCAAACAATAAGTTTTATGCAGCCTAACGGCAAGATGGTAGCTATAGTGACAAGTACAATAACAGGTGTTATTGAATATAAACCTCAAAGCACTTTTGTAGCTACGGGCGCTGATAGTGGTGACGGTGGTGAGAATGGCTTTTACGTTCTTGAGTCGTTCACTAAGACTTTAGCGAAAGTAAATAATATTAATCCACAAAAGTAGAAACAAATGCTATTTAAAGCTAGAGACGATGGATTAATAGAGTGTAATGACTGGTGCGATCTGGAAGATGATGAAACCTGCATAGGGTTGATAATTAAATCACCAGAGGATGGCTACTACAGATTAAAAGTGACAGCAAGTAAGCCTTTATCATGCAGACATTTAAAACTAACAGCGCAAAAAGTTAGCGAAATGAACAAGGCAATATAACCGATTAATTATGCGGAAAATACGCAGTATTTTTCCGAACATGAATTAGGTTGTTATACAGATTAACGAAGAGGCAATAAATTATGAAACTAAACAAACAGATGTTATTAAGCGCAACAATGGTAGCGCTAAATTGCAGTATGACGAGCGCAATACCAGCTACTAGCGGCATGTATGATATGCGCCCCAAGAACCACTTTAGAGGCGGCAGTAAAGGCAAGGGCGGAAAAATAAAGTACCCAAGGCGTTAATCTGTATAACACTAGCATTAAGCGGAAACGCACAAACACGGAACGGGTAGTAAGTTAAATCAATAACTTAACTTTTATTTATTCCGTATTAACGGTGGAAACACGGAAACCATTATAGGTGTTTCCGCCTTTCACTCATCAACCAGAGGTAGTTATGCTAGAAGGTCAGATGTATTACTTAAAGCTATTTTATATACTTTGCGCTATTGCTGCTTGCATGATGCCAGCACAGATATATTTACTAAATCAATGAAGATAATAATACTAAATTTAAAAGGAAGATCTATGAAGAAATTAATAATCCATTGTTCCGCGACTCCAAACGGTCGCTATCATAATGCTGAAGATATTCACAGATGGCACTTAGAAAAAGGCTGGGATGGCATAGGTTATCATTGGGTGATAACAACTAAAGGAGAGCTTCAAGCTGGGCGTCCTGAATACTGGAAAGGCTCACACGCTAAAGGCCATAATAATGCTATTGGTGTTTGCATGATTGGGGCCGATGAGTTTAGCGATGAGCAATGGGAGGTATTGACCAACTTGGTATTGAAGAAAAAGATCGAATATCCATTGCTTGAAGTTATTGGTCATAATGAAGTTTCAAATAAATTATGCCCTGGCTTTAATGTTCATTGGTGGTTAAATAAAATTAAATAGGTAACTGGTGAAATACAATGTTAGATAAGACAATAGAATACCAAACAAGAAGCTTCGGAAAGTTAAGGGTTGTAAATATAATTAACTATAGAAAAGTTGAAGTTGAATTCGTTGATACTGGATATAGAGTAACAACAAAAACACAAAGTATATTAGCAGGAAGCGTAAAGGACAAGTTAAAGCCAACATCTTTTGGTGTTGGTTTTATTGGTGATGGCCCGTATAAGTCAAGGTCAGGAAAAGGATTTAGTAAGCAGTATCAATCATGGCAAAGCATGCTTCACAGGTGTTACTGTCCAATATATCAAAAAAGAGCGCCAACGTACAAAGGGTGCTCTGTTGATAAGGGGTGGCATGACTTTCAGAGTTTTGCTAAGTGGTTTGATGAAAACCACATTAAAGGATATCAATTAGACAAAGACATAAAAATAAAAGGGAATAAAATTTATTCGCCAAAAACATGCTGCTTTGTTTCCCCGCAAAAGAACACAGAGGCATCTTGCGCCAAGACGTACAGGCTAACAAACCCAAAAGGAGTTATTGTTGATATATTTAATATGCGAAAGTTTTGTGAAAAAGAAGGCTTAACCAGAGTAAGCTTGATGAGAGTTTATAACGGGAAAAAACTAGAATACAAGGGCTGGATGGCTGCTCCAGATTGTACGGTTAAGTAAATATGGTTTTAATGCTATAGCCATTAATTTAGAATTGGGATTTATCCATTTAGGATATAGGCCAGAGAATAACAAAATAGTTACTTGGGAGTATTAACATGACAGCATTTGAACAAGGTAAAGAAGCTAGAAAGAATGGTAAATCTGAAGAGTATAACCCTTACCGAAATAAGGGTTTGCCATCTGATTATAAAGAGTGGGTTAAAGGTTGGAGGTTATAAAGTAAAGGGCGCAATGTCCTTTTTACTTAAACCATCAACATCCATACCGTACCATTGTAAAAAACTGGTCTTGGACTGCCTGTTACATTAACCCCTGACCAGTTGGCCCCATCATCAACAGCAACGACACCCGACACAGCCCCAAAAGCAGGAATACTAGACAATGGCGTGTACTTATGTGCGCCATCTTCAACAGAAACGTTCCTCAATGAATCTATAACTGATAAGTCTATATTTGCCGCTTCGGTAGATGTAAACACCGTCCGTCCTTTTATGATCCTCTCTAGGCTTGGCGTTTGCGAGATTATATCCCTAGAGCCTCCAACTGTGCCGGTCAGTGTGGCATCTGAAGATATAGACCTTCCATATACCTTTACTGAATTATCACTGTTAAAATTTGGTACCTTGTAATCACCAGTAAATTTAAATTGCGGTCTTGGCTGAAAAACACCGTTAGCAGGGATGGCTTGAAAGAATGAAATATCTATCTCGCCAATAATGTCAACAAGTAACGTCCCATCAGTATAAAATATTCTTCTGTCGGCTTGTGGGCCGTGGTCTATATACTTGAATCCGGGGATTTTTGTTGTAACTACTGCACCGCCCGTAGCGCCCCGTATAAATTTAAAGCACGATAGCAACCCTTGAGCCTCAAAGTGAGTATCAAAAGTCAAGTCGGTAAAAGAGTTTCCATCATCAGAAAGAACGACAGCATGGTCGTTTATACATGTTATATAATGATTTATAGTTTTTAACTGTTTTGCTTGTGTTATCCACATCGTCGGTCCACCAAGTAACTTTCTAAAGCTACCACCGATATATGTGTGTTGTATGTTTGACGCTATAGTGCCGATTGGTGCCGCTGTTACAAAGTCGCTAACTATGCCCCATTCATGCCTACCGTCAACTATTACAGCGTAAGAGTTAACCCCTGCGTCATAATTGATATATGTTGGTGCGATATGTGTATCAACTTCTCCAGCGTAATTATAAATACTTGTTCTTGTAAAGTAACCTGTGATAGTTACGTTATCAAAAACTAAGCTGTTAGCCGTCCCGCCTGTCACATCACGACCATATTGCATACCCTGTAAAACATTATCAGCCGCCTCCGCTGTGACTGTTAGCTGTGAGATTGTCCCCCATCTACTAGCGGTCAAATCGAAAGCTGTCTTACTTGATGCTTTACTTAGTATTACTGCGCCATTTCCATTTATAGCCCAACCATGAGTTTTGAGCTCTGTTGCATTCAAAGAGCCATTACAGGTATAAAAGCCACCGTTGAAATTCAACGTGACCGCTATAGAGCCAAGAATACCGAGAACAGGGGAAAACGTTCGGACTCTTAGTGCATTTAGTGCCGCGTTAATGGCTAGGGTTGAGTCAATAACCCCTGTACTGTCTGCACCTAAAGACTCTACACTTAAAAAATTACTGTCAACCAAAGCCCACTGATTACCATTGCCGTCATTAAGTAAAGCATCACCTAACTGTGCTGGTGATTTCGAAGGTGATTGGCCTGTTAATCCTGTTTGCTTCCATGAGCCATTACCCCCATCACCGCTAGTAGTAAATCCAGAGGTGGGAATATTTGTTGTTGCTGCGAAAGTTGCTGTACTAGCTATTAAGTCAGTAGTTGTTAATTGATAAGCAAATGCTTCCGCCGTGGTTGCTGCATTTTCTGCCGCTGCTTGAGCTGCGACACAATCAGCAAGTATAGCTTGAAACTCTATTAATTCAGCGCTTGATACTGGCACAAGTGCATTTAATAACTCAGGTATGCTAGTTGCTGGATTGTCAGAGTTAACCGTTGCAACGCCTAAGTTTTTGAATTGCTGCTTCCGAACATCTTTATATTCGACCAGTACAAGTCCGTATTGCAATGGTAGAGAGTAAGTCCCGGCAGGGTTTACGGTAATAATTGAAACTGCGCTTTGTACAGTTTCTCCAGTTGTACTTTTATGCGTGAACCTTATTTGATCGCCAACGGCTAAATCTCCATTTGGATCTAAAAGCGTTCCTGATAATGTAATAAATGCCATGTTATTTGTTCCTATAAAGATTAGTTACGTAAGCGATATTTACCACTTTTTCAACTTCTGATTTAATGTCGATATCTTGCTTTTTATTAATGCTCTGCCTTATTGCCAATATCTCGCTATTGATTAAAGATAGCTCTTTACTGTGATCAACATGCTTAACTTCTTTTTTAACCTCTACTTTAGATGTTATTAGTTTACTTAGCTCGTTAACCTTTGTATCAACCTTGGATATTTGAGCGCTGTAATCAACTTGCTTAATTGGCTTAGGTGGCTTTATTGATTGAATCTTTTTTAACTCAGACTCAATTCTATCTAACTTTTCTAATAACGTTTCGCTCATTGTGTGACCTTACTTTTTAATTTTGTTAATTGTAACATATTAGTGATCGCCTCCGCCGTTGATGTATCTAGATGGTGTATCGCCAAAAAATGTAACGGTTGCGCCACTGTCTACAACGCCACTACCAGCAAGTCCGCCTGTTGCACCGTTGTTAGCTCCAGCTAACCCCCAGCCTGAACCCGAGCCGTCAATTTCCCCGTTAGAGCCAGCGCTACCAGGTAATGTCCCTCCATCAATAGCTCTACCAGCGTTACCACCAACACCAGCCGAACGACCATCTCCACCGTTACCACCGTTGCCAGATGTGTAATTTGGCGAAACACCAGTATGATTAAAACCACCATCGCCGCCACTAGGCGCGCGTATATAACCATCAGCAACAGGAAAAGCCACTGAAGGAGTTGCTCCGCTAAAGTATATGTCAGTATCAACACCATCAGCATTGTAAACTATACCGCCAGCAGTGCCGCTAACAGGAGGGAAAAAGCTATATATGTCTAAAGTGTCATTGTAAATAACATCTTCACCCCTTCCACCATTACCACCCGTTGCCTGACCGTCAAAACCATTAACAAGTATTATTGTTAACTTAGAGCCAGCAGGGAAGCTACCAGCACTAATTGACGTATCACCAAATGAATAGCTGCCATCAAGTACAAATGTTAAATCTACAGCCTGTGAAGGTGCGCCGCCAAGTATAAATAAATTTACCTCTCCTAGCGGAGAATCTAAAACTATTTCTGAACCGCTATTAAATGCAGCCTCATACGACATGGTTTTTACATCGTAAGTCCTGCCAGCCTTTCCATACTTAGGGTTTATCTTTACTATTTGAGCGCGTATATTTCCTGATATTCCCCCGCTTGGCCCTTGGTCAACAGTTGTAACTAAATCAACAACATCACCAGTGTTAAATTTTAAAGCTCTTTCTTCAACCTCAAAACTTCTGATGTAAGGCGTAAATTTAAACCTGCTAACGTACCTTTGAGTTAATAAATCAGCAGCATCTTTTGTCAAAAGAAAGTTATTATCAAATTGCTTATCTTTATGTTTACCGTAAAACGCTGGAGTTGCTAAAATATTATCGGCAAACTGACTTCCTTTTTTATAACTGCCTATATCATCACTACTGGTTAGGTTTCTTTTGTCATATAAAACCAAGGCCCTAGATGCTCTAATTGACTCACTAGGCGCTTTACTTATAGTGTTTGAATTTATTTCCTTACCTTCAGTAAGCGTAGCTGTTGATTGTTTCCATACTGAAATAGCCGACAACTTAACTAAGTTTTCAGTAGCAGAAAACCATAGGTCCATTAAGAACCCTGTAAGTATTCTATTTAATACACTGTTAACGCTTCCTGACTCAGTGTGTAAAGTGTTAATCTTGTCTAATGGATGCCATTCCGCAACTTCTGCCGCCCATTCTGCCGCAGGTATCAAAGCAACATCAAGATCGCTATCAACTAAAACCTTAGTTATTAACTCGTCAATAGTTTCATCATCTGATAAGTCACATATAAATACTTCATCGCCTGCATCATGCTCGCTTGCTACTGTACGCGTCAATAAAACAGCAGATGTGGGCGCGTAAAATGCACCCCCTCTACTAGCGACGTTTAGTGTTGCGGTAGCAGTTAAATTATCAGACACACTTATAACCTGCATTATCTCGTCACCAATACGAACAAATACAGCCGCAGAGTAATCCGTTTCAGCGTCAACAGGTATACTAGTGACTGATATAGCGACATCTAAGCGAAGCACTCCGCCTGTGTTTATTGGCCATGATTTATCATCTAGGTTAGCAACTGAAATAACATCTTTACATTCTAGCGACCAATTACCAGATTTAGCGTTTAATTTGAAAGCGCTTGAGTTGTAATATCTAGACTGTGCGCCATTAGCTAAATCTACTGAGCCATCTGGCTGCACTCGATAAAGTTTAAGCCTTACGTCTCTGTTTTCAAATATCTGTCTTTCTTCCCACTTACCGAAAAATGTACCTTGGTTTTTTACCGCGTCAGTTACACCGGGAGCGCCAATATTTGGATCTTGCTTTGTAAAATCTTTAAAGGTTATTGATAAACTACCCCTTGCAGATAACCCATTACCAGGCTTTAACTCTGTAGTATTTTCTCGTATTGCTGTAATGCAACGATAAATTGGCTCACCGTTTATGCTTGGCAATATAGGCGCGTTCTCATTCGTAAAGTAATAAGTCTTGTACTCATTGGTCCATGCTTGATCACAAGTTAAAGGAGTACCAAAACCACCAGCACCCGAAACAGTACAAGCCCCCGTTATTACAGGCAAGTCTATTTCAAACACTTCAAAGTGCCGCTGGACTCTCATATCTTGAGTTGCTAAAAAAGTGCTCATTTATAACCCGTTATATACTGTGAATTTTAAAGTGATTACATCTAGAGTCGGCGTTTGTGGGTGAGACTTTACGCCCGGTATTGGATCGTAACAAATATAACTAGACTCAGGCTTATCTTGAAACTCTTTTATAAAGAAAGGCTGTTCAAAACTAAAGTCTATGAAGTCTTGCCAAGTTCCCTTTGTGAATATAGCTAACTCATTAGGTAGTGAAAGCGTACCTTTTAAAGCTTTAGCTCTTTGTGTTGAAGATATTGGCCCAACTTCTAATGTGCTATTGCTTCTTTGTGTTACGTGCCTATTTAGCCAGTTACGAGCGTACCCCGCCTGCTGCCCTGTTTCGATAGCAAGGTACTGACCAGCTGCAATAAAACTAACGGTCATTTGGTAATTGTTCGGCACAGTAATAAATTTAATAAATAAATTTGTAAAGTTCATTTCAGGGAACGTAAACATTATATTATTATTTCTATCTATCGTAACCGTATCAATTAAGGTGACGTTATCATAAAGTTCTATAGTTGCTGATGTTGGCGTTGCTGCCGTATGACCCGAAATAGCTACGTAACTAATGTTACTTTGTGCGCCATAACTAACTTGAAAATCACCAGTTGATGTACCGCAAGTGTAATTCAAGGAGTGATCAGGATCTGATATATTTGCCGCCACCTCACCCGTCCCAGCGTCAGATAATATTGTTGGGGTTAATCCCAGCAATACATTTGATGTGGACATTGCTAATTCAGCCATTATGTAAACCTTCCTTCTGACATGCCTTTATTTAAAGCTTCAGCAATAGCGTTAACTAAATCATCGCCTGTATCTGAGCCAAATGTTATTGTTTGTTGATTTGAACCACCCGAACTTGAATCAGTTAATTCTAATGATGAAGTTTGCTCTTGGAAGTCTTGCTGTGATTGACTGCTAGAGCTAGATCCTGAACTCGAACTTTCAGAAACATTACCGCCACCTTTTGAGGCGCTTCTTAGGTTGGCAAGCTGCGCTATACCTGTCGCGGCAACTACAGCTGCATTTGCGTATGCCTCGTATATATTTGATGATGTTGCAAAAGCTCGCATTATACCTGTGGCTGTATCGGCAACAATTATACCTGCCTGTATTGCTTTGTTATCCTCAAGAAAAGCATTACCCAGTACGCTAGCAGCCTTAACATAACTACTCTGAACTGAAAGTTTTTCGCTTGCTTTTAACTTTTCCCAGCTAATATCATCTTTAGCGCCTTTTCTTATCATTATTTCTAGTGGTTTTATTCCGTCCTCGTAACCATCAGCTAAGGAATTTCCCAACACCTTCCCTGCGTCGTAACCGATATCCTCCATGCTAACGCCAAGTAATTCAGATAGCGCCTCAGCAGATGCTTGTTGTCTTTCGGCTAAAACACTATCAAATGTGTCTAGGTCGTTAACAAAATCATTAAGCGCTGCTTGTGCTAGCTTTAACGGGTTTGCTAATGATGTTGCTATAACATTAAAAGTGTCAGCAGTTTTTTGACCAAGAAAAACAGTAGCATTTATAACTGCTATTAATTCTTCTGAGTAATCCGCGATCAGTTGCTTTGACTCTTGGCTAAATATATTTCCAGCCTTTTCAAGCTCCTTGTTTACCTTGTTTATTTTTTCTATGTCGGCACTTGATATTGTTATATTTAACAAATCAAACTCAGTTCTAAGGTCTTTTAAAGCTTCGCCATTACCCTTTAATAGTGGTATCAAGTCTGTCGCGTCACTCGCTACACCCTCTAAAGCGAACGACATCTTTCCGCCTGATATGCCAGCAGCTTCCATTCGGGTTACCATTGCCTGTAAAACCTCTGGACCACTTAAGCTTTCAAACTCACTAGCCGCATTTTTTGCCTCTATAGCGGTCAAGCCAAGAACATCAGCGAAGTCTTGAAATCCTCCTCCGCCAGTGGCTAAAAACTCAGAAACTTTCTCGTTAGTATCTTTTGATATATCACCTATTTTTTCAAGTGATATGCCGACAGTGTTAGTAGCAAACGCGAGAGATTGCATATTTTCAACGCTCTCACCCGCCCTGTTTGATGCTATAGTTAATTCCCTTGAAAACTTACCAGCCTGAGTAACAGCTATAGCTACTGAAGCGGCGATAGCCGTAACAGCCGTAGCCATAACTTTTGCAGATGTAGAGAATTTTTTTAAGGAGTTGTCGGCTTTTGATACAGAACCGTCGAGATGGTCTATTCTTCTGTTCGTTTCTTTAAGTTTTGCGTCAAGCTTTTGTGTTTTAGCGTCAAGCTCTATTATTAGTGATTCTGTGTTAGCCATTCTTTAGACGCTCCGTTTTGAACTCTTTCAAAGTTTAACATTATGCTTGTGTCGTTTTCTTGCTTATCATTAAGATCAAAGAGGTTATATATCTCAACAAAATCTAGCGACCAAGCATCATTAGTTGTTAGTTTTAATTGCTTTACTGCGGCATTAAACCAACTCCAGTAATTAAACTTGAACGGCTCAAAGTCAGAATTTACCCCTCCTTTATAGCCTTTTTTTTTACTGGCATATTTATTGAAAAGTAATCATTAATCTGCACGGCAATATCAAGCATAACCAAGGGCCACGGCTCACTCATGTTATCGCTTCTGTCGCTAGGTAACCAGCTAACCCTATACATAGCATCTTGAATCTCTGCCATAGGTATTGAATCATCAGTTATCAAAGCGTGAATAGCATAAGAAGCAGTCTCAAATGTGCAAACATTATAAAATAACTTCATCCTTTCTAGATCATCAACGCCAGATGTTTTTTTACATTCATCTAGATACATTAAGAAAATGTATTGCAAATCCTGCCCTGTTTTATCAAAAAAGGACTTGCAAGCAGCGAGGCTGATCTTAAAAGGATATTCTTTATAGCAGAGCTTAATCATTAAGCATCTGCCGCTTCAGTTATTGTAACAACGCCACTAGAGTTAAATGATAAATCAGTGGTTACTTTTGCCCCTTGAGGGATGCCGTCACTTAAACCAGTAGGAACAAACAAGCCAGTAAACGACTCATCAGTAACCACACCTGAACCAGTATAGGTCAAAGTATAAGTATCTTGAGTGCCAGAGAATGAATCCGATCTTACCTTTCTAAATTGAGCGTCATTGTTATACGTAAACTGACCAGAAAAAACATGCTGCTTAGCTGATAGCTCTCCATCAAGATAAGTTACATTATCACCATAAGACTTATTACCTATCTCGATAGGCGTGCCGCCAAACGTGTGAGTAAAATCACCCTGACCGACAATCTCACCAGTAGTGTTATTTAGTACGATAGCAGTACCATTGAGTTCTTTAGCCATTTTTATTACCCTTTACTTTGTAGAAAATGTTAAATAGTTTATTGATATGTCACGTTTAAACCATGACTCCGATTCTGTGCCTGAGTTTACATTTGAATCAAGCGTACTTACTGTTTGGTTATTATACACTAATTGTTGATTATACCTAAACGCAGTTAGTACGCTGTCGATAGCCTGTAGTTGATCATTGTCATAAGTAGAGCTATTAGCACTACAGAAAACACTTACCTGAAATACACCTCGCTGCTCATCGCTTGATAGCAGGGTTTTTCCTGTTGCCTCTGTTGTTGCTGGTAGATAATAAGCCGCATACCACAAAGACTTACCTGAAGGATTAAAATTATTGTTTTCAAATGCAACATCAGACAAGTCAACTATTGTTGATAACTGATTAATAAATGCTTGTTTAGTATCAAAATGACTCATAACGACCTTATTTTATTTTGCATTTGTATTAATGTTTTTCTTACCCACCCATTAGGAGCTTGCTTACTAAACCCCCCCGAAGTTAAATCACCACCCGGGACAGGAAATCCGCCATATTCAAGAACGCCAATGTAAGGCAGGTTATTTGTATAAAATATTTTTTTATTTAATACAAGCCTTGGCATTTGTGACAATTGACGAATAGCTGCCAACCCTTGAGCTTTACTGGTTGTAGTGTCCGAAGATGGAACACCTAGTGATAAAAACCAATTATTCCTAGCTCTACCAGTGTCAGCGGGTGTTGCTTGCACTATATTTGTTAAACCTGAAAGATATACACCTCTAACATTATCGTTAACCCTAAGGTAAGCGTCCTCTGTCATTTTAGTGACTTTCTCTCGACCTAGTAACGGCATTATTTTAACCTTACTTGCGGAATGTAAGCCAACGCATCAGATGTTGGAGCTATCACGTTAATTGATACTACATAGTACGTTAATGCGCCTTGTGTGATTGTGTCGCCTTGCTTGACTACATTTACATTGTCACAAATCAGCCTTCTATCGCCAGCAAGAATATTGATATCGAAATACTTAGCGTCGTAATCAATAAATATTGCGTTAAACAATTCAACTGTTGATGAAGTTGTTGTGCCGGGGTTTATCGGTGTACCCGGCGTAGTTGATTTTTTAACAAGGTACACTTTATCGCTAGTAGGCGAGCCAGTCTTAATCTGTGCTCGTTTCAAGCCAGCTTTAATTCTTTTTTGTATCTGTGCGCTACTCATGACCACTCCACGAAATTAGCAAAACCAGTGTTATTGATAGAAAATGATTTGGCGTTTATTATTTCAATTCTATTTGGCTCTCTATTAAATACCTTAACCTTTCTTAATATTTTATTGTATCCGCACAAGGTCAGTGCGTCTTTACCGTCAATAAGAACTGAGCATGATTTATTATCAATAAATTCTGGGGCTATATCTGACCAACTCACCCAGCCTTTATCTTCATCATTTACCCAATCTATAAGCCTTGATTTTAACGGCTCATGAATGCAATCCATATTATCAGCGAATAATTCAAATAGCGTTTTCATTTGATCTAGTTCGCTTAATTTAATTTCTACTGGTAGTTTAGCCATTATCCTAAAAATCCCATATTTTCTTTATACAACCCACCACCATTTAACCCTGCGTTGGTATATGGCTTTAATACCCTTGACACCGCTGGCATTTGTGCAAGTGTCGGAGTGCTTGAACCTGATTGATAACTCTCAGAATATGCACCATTACCAACACTAAAACCTGCTAGATTTGCGCTATCTTTTACAGCGTTAGTATCAACACCATCGTTAATAGAGAAAGACGCTAACATTTGAGCGTTTTTAAAGTCTTGTGGTATCTCGTTGTTGCCAACAGCAGCATCATAAGCAACCATATAGTTGCGAGGCATAATGCCCGTTTGTGTTTGAGGTGTTACTCGTGAGCCTTGTAATCGCTGCTCATAAGTAAAGTTAAGGAAGTCATAAGCATTAGCAAGATTAGCCTCTCTATCTGGCTGTGTAGCTGGTACAGAATAACCTTTAAGTTTAGCGTATGCTTTGTACTCATCATCAGTTACAAAAGAGTTAGCATTAGCAACCACTGAGCCATCTTCGATAATTAATTGAGTGCCGATAGCTACAACGATTTGGTCACTATTTGCTAGTTCCTGAGATGTTATGTCAGTACCTAGTACACTAGCACCATCGAAGTATGTAACAGTTGAAAATACTTTTCCGACCTCTGCTGTCGCTGAAAGGTTTAATGATAACTCTGTAGCAGATGTAACGATCACAATTAAAGGATCGTTAATAAGCGAGTAAGACTCAGCACCGAACTGAACCTGAATATCAGTAGCTAGAGTTAAATCAATGCCACCGAATACATAAACAACTAAATTATCTTTATTAGCTATAACTAGATTTTGAGACATAAAAAAAAGCCTTATTAAATATATAAGGCTAGTTTAACATAAATTTTTATTAATGTAATTTATGGCACGTCATTAACTATTTCTGCACTGGTCATGCTGTTCATAGTAAAATCTGTTCCGTTTATATTATCTGATAATGTCGGATATGTATCTCCATCACCCATTCGCCACCAATGAGCAGGGGCAACCCCCAGCAAAGATAAATCAAAGGGCGAGCCTGAATTATATATACTGCTAACGTTTGTGCTTTGATCGCTACTCCAGATTGCTACTTCATCAAGCTTTACATCTCTTAAGGATTGCGACTGTCCCGACTTACCAACCATAAACACACTACCAGTTATAGCGTTAGTATATCCGTAGTTGTTGTTAGTGCCTGTTTTTGCCTGTGAAACTCCGTTGATAAACATATTAAAACGATTGTAATAATCATTTATACTCCCTGAACCTGCGCCCGTAGTTCCTCCGTCGTATGTTATAAGGCAATGCGCCCAAACACCCGCGGGCAGTGAATTATCAGGGGTTTGTAGTTGTAATCTATTTGAAGATGTACCGTATCTCATCCACAAGGAGTCTTTATTTCCAACTAGCCTTACATCAATAACAGCGCCGCCTGACGTATACACCCCGCCATATAGCATAACACCTTGATTGTTGCCGTTGGTTGATGGCTTTACCCAGAATGATATTGACCAAGCATCGGGTGAGCCAGAGCCATTCCCCGCCCTTCCTAATGTATTTTGCAGTGCTCCAGCACTAGCCGATAAAAAATTATTTAAACCAAAGTTTACTGATTTAGTATTGGCAAATGCTGGCGTATCAACTGTTAGAACAATAGTTTCGCTATCCTCACCATTGTAATTAATAGCTTTTACGGGGATGTTGTACGTACCACTAACCAAGCCAGAACCGCCTATTAATTTCCTAGGATTTCCCTCAACTGTTGTAATACCCGTTACGGATGATAGGTCCCACTCATAACCAACACCATAACTAGAGGTTAGCTCATAGTTTATTACTGCACCCTGAACACTGCTAATAGTTAACGGACTGGTTATTGAAGGCAGATTAGTTGTCGGGGTTCCTGAGCTAGAAAAAATAGCGTTTAAAGCATCGCAAGTTTCTACCGCGCTTTCTCCGTAAGTATTGCCTGACTCATCAACATATTCAGAAAATAATATACCTGTGGTAACCTCTATGCTTCTAGCTGTATCCGTTATAGAGCACGATCCATTGTCAGCCGATGCCTGCAAGCTATTTAAAAACTGCGCCCCGTTTGCGTCCTCGATAAATATAGCGTTAGCTGAACTATCTTTATATATTGTAATACTCATTGTTTTATCACCTGTATAGCTGAGCCCGCATTTACTAACGTACCGCCAGCACTAAGCCTTACTTCTAACCCTATATGATAATCTCTGGTGTTAGTGTCTCCCATGTATATCATATCTGGAACCAATGAACGCCTATAGCCAATACCCGAGCCACTATCCAGCCTCCCTATGATTTTTTCTAGTGTGTAAGCGCCACCGCCATCACCTAAAGTATATCTAAACTCCAATAATGTATTATTAGTGTTTGGCGTGACAGTAAAGTCATTTCTTATAAGTATTGTAGATCCCAAAGGTAATTCAGTTGGATCTACTTTGCCCGTCGATACATCCATTAATTCAGTAACGCCACTAGGCTTATAATCTTTGTTAGTAAATGCACCTAGCCCGTCATTTGGTAAGGCTGTCCATGTATCCGCAGAAAGTGTTACAGGCGATGCTGTCGTGGATGTGTCGTTATAATCAATAAAACCGTTAGCGCCGCCGCCGCCACCTGAAGCAGCGAGTATTTGCTCAAGCAATTCATTTCTAATGCTCATAATTATTCCTTATAAGGCTAAAAGCCAGTCTTGTAATAGTTGATTTCTATTATTTGGATTTGTGACAGTGCCGCCAGCAGCGATAACTATCTGTGCGAGTAATTCATTCATAGACATGATTAGCCCTCAATTAATTAAAATGTGAGGGAATCATAAAACGAGGGAGGTTTTAGAGGGAGGTGTTAGGGTGGCTAGCTAGCCTAGAGATCCCTCAATCTCTATTTGTATTATAGCTTATTGCGAGACATAAAAAAGCACCCATTTAAGAGTGCTTTTATTTAATCTTCTTTCTTAACTTTCGGCTTTCGCTTTATTTTAGGCTTTTCCTGCTCCACTGGAGCGAAACGACTATCTAATATTTTGTAGCCTTTATTGTTCCACTCTTTTTTATCAGCAGTAGAACATGGATGATCTAAATACTTAATCTCCATGCTCATTCACCTTATAAGTCTGCGTCAGCTACGGTTAACGTACCAAGAGAGTGCTTAGTGCTTGTAACTGCAATGTCCCAGTTAGTACCAGTAAATAATTCAGCATCTAATGGAGAAGCGCCGCCGTTAGCAACATCCCAAGCATAACCTTTAAGGCTAAGGCCAAATGTATAATCAGCTTGCCAAGTGGTCTCAATGCGAGTCTGTCCGTTAGTTGTGTCCATATTAGTGATAATATCACCAGAGTTAGAAACAACAATGCCGCCAGCTGTAATTGATAAAACCTTAGTCTTGTTCGGAGTGCCTGCAACATAAAGCGCTGGGATATCTGAAACAACAATGATTTTACCAAGGATACTAATGACAGTAACGTTAGACGAAACAAATAATTGCTCACCGTTAGCTAGAGCTTTATCAGTTAACGACTCAGAACCGCTTGAGTGCATAACATCACAAATCAACATGCCTGACATATCGCCAAACTTGTAATGGCCTTTGTTAAGTGCTTGCTGAGATAAACCAGCAGAAGCCGAAACATCATTCACTAATGCAGCGATATTCTCAACAGCAGCAACACCACAGCCAACAGCGGTATTTAATTGATCAGCAAGTAATGCATCTGAAAATCCTTCAGCGATAACCATAATTGCTGACGCTGGGTTTTCTAAAAGGTAAGACATTTGACCAGGCTCAAAAGTAACCGGACCAAAACCGCCAGCGACTTTAACGCCTACGAATTCACCTTGAGAAAGCTGTGTAGCAGCTTGAGCACCGATAGCAGCATTACGATCAACACGACGCTGTGCGCCTGAAATTGACTGAAAGAAAGCTTCTTTAGTATAGTTACCACGCCAAGCATTAGTATTTAATACAATTGCTCCACCTGATGCCGCGTTAAAAGCCTCTAATTTTTGACCTAAAAGCTCTATAGTAGTCGTGTAAATCTCTGTGTCGTACACTTGCATGTTTGCTAATGCCATGATAATTCCTTAAATATTTTATTAAAGCCCTTGCGCCTTTAAGCGTTGAGCAAGATTTGTTTGCGTATCATTGCCACTAGCAGCACTACCACCTTGGCTTTGTGTTGTATTCGCCCCAGACGAGTCAACACCTTTTAAAATTCTTTTAAATGAATCTTGCTCGCCAGCCCAGCTTTTGAACTCTTCAACATTGTTTGCTACAACTTCACCATTGCTTTTAAACTGTGTGGTTAGTTGCTGTTGGTCATTATAACCAATTTCTAGCATGTTTGACAACATAGCACTAGATACGTCTTTAAAGTCGTCATGAATAAGGTTAGATACCTTGCTTAGTACATCATTCTTATCACGAGACATTAGCGCGTCTTTAGCTGTTTTGGCTGTTGCTGTTAACTCTGCCGTAGTTGTTGCTAACTGCTCTTCGTAAAAAGCTTTTAACTCGTCGGTTTTCCCTGCTGCAATAAGTGTTTCCTCATGCGCCTTTGCTGCTGCCTTGCGCGCATCTTCGATAACCTGATCTTTCTCTTGTGACGATTGTTGGACATTGCGTTTTTCTCCAATCAATTCTTCGACTTTACTTTTTAATCCACCTATTTCTGAATCAAATAAAGCTGATAACTTAGCTGTTTGCTCTTCGTTAAGTCCGTCAATGCCTGTTAAATCTACCATTTTTATAATCCCCCAAGGATCGTTGTTGTGAGTCTCAGACTCGTTATGTATTCGGTTTGTTTTGTGCGCGTAATATGCGACCTAGTTCATTATTCTTTTGCTTCATCTGCTTAATGGTTAACGGGTTATTCATGCTATCACCTGTCATTTTAGCAAACTTTGCCGCATCCATCTGCCTTAATGCTTTGCCTAATGTTGGGCCAATTGCTGCATCTTGATCACGCGCACTTAGCTTTTTAAGATTCTCGTAATAAATAGAGTCACTATCAATAGGTTTTGGATCACGCTTACCATCTACATTAAAACTTGATGCTTTTTGAGTTTCGCTACTATCAAGTTTAAATCTATCATCTACCTCATATGTTAAAGCACTTCTACAATTAGGATGTAAAGGTGGTGTAACACTACTTAACTTAGGAGAATTAGCAGGCCAAACAGTCTGATCTAACCTTGCACATGTTCTTGATGTCTTTGAGTCGTTAACAGCTAAGAACCTATAACCCTTTAATATGTCGTCATTCTCATCAACGAAAGCTATTCTTGCAGTATTAGCATAATGATTAGTGCCAGTTACAGCTAATTGCCTTGCTGCTCTTGTTGCTCTATCCAATACACTTTTAGTCGTGCCTGATTTTGATAAATCCATTTGTGCTGTAATAGCCTTTGTTATTTCTGGAATAGTTTGCCCTTCCAAAAATCCAGCCTGTACAATGCCGTCAATCTCATTCGTCCACTTCTGCCAATAATTTGACATCATAGAAGAATAAGCAGAATAACTATTAGCCCCCAATTTAACAGGTGTGATAGTAGCAACGCTATTAACAGCAGCCGCACTCGGAACCGTTGAGTTAAAATCTTCGTTTTGCACCAACCCGTTTAATGTAGTCGCTGCGAACTCTGCTTCGTAAGCTCCTAGTGCCCTATTCTCAACTTTAAGCGCCGATGTATAATCTTGTAGGTGTTTACGTGTAGCCTCGTTTATTTGCTTCTGTATATCCAGTTGTAAAGCGATAGTTACTTTACGCTTACGATACTTATTAAGGATGGATACAACGTCATTCTCTATAGACTCAAGATATGGAATAACCTTCAAGCCCTCAGTAGCGCCTAGCCTTTGTAAGTAGATCGTGTGCTGAGAATATATGGTTGTTAGCTGCTCAACTGGCATTATTCACTAGCCTGTGAAGTTGCTAACTTTTCTAAAGCGTCATCTAACTGAGCTTGTAACGCCGCCATTTCTTCAGGGCCACCACCAGTTAGTAAGTTTTGATCCGTTAAAGCCTGTGCAATTTCATCATCATCTAAATCAGTTAACTCGGCTTTACGCGCCACCTCATTCAATGTAATAGCTGGTAAGATGCCACCTTGAACTAATGCCATGTGAGCGTTAATCATCTCAGGCGTTAAATCATCAGTAATAAAATCAGAGTTTAGTTTGTATATTGAGGTGCTTTCTTCACCTAAGAATTGCGCGGTCCATGTAAATAATTGCTTGAAGCCGTCACTGATATTATATGAGATTCTCTTAAGTGCCGACATTGAGGCGTTTGCATCTATACGTTTAGCACCTAAAGTTTCATTAGCTGAATTATCAGTAACTAATTGAGCGCCTGACATTACCATTCTATCTTCATCACGAAGCATTTCAGTAGGTATTGCGCCAGTAGCACCTAATTGTAATATTTCAACCCTATCATTAATGCCAAATTGATTCTTACCCTTTGCTCCAACATCTAAGCCATTAGGATTATCTTGCGTAAAAGTATCACCATCTTCAACAAATACATTAGTCATGCCTTGACCGTGAAAATGTAAGTTATCCCGGTTATCACAATCTAAAACAAAGTGACCTAGATTGGAGTTTGCTAAATCGTACAAAGGAAGTTTAGAGTATTCAGGGCTATTATCATCAGCACCGAAGAACTGAAAAGGTATTTCTTTTAGGGTTGAGCCATTAGCAACAGGGACAAAATCAGAAACAATCTCGTCCTTATCACTCCACAGTTGATTATGGTAAACACCATCCTGCATAACTAAGCGTCGAATATATGTTTTGTCTTCCCACTCGAATTCGCTTTTCTGTTCACTATGAACTTCGGTTAATCGTATTTCATCAATTGAATTAGATTTACCATTGTTACGGGTGTATACAATCTGCTCGGCTTTATACTTAATCCACTTAGGCAAAAAATCACCGTTTTCATTTTGAGCGCGAGTTAATTGTACCCGCTCACCGCTTTCATTAACTGGTGATGCTGGCATATCAACTAAGACGCCATAACGAGCAACAGCTATAACTTCAGCAGTAACTTTCTGCGCTACTTCACGCAAGCCACAGCCTGCACCGTCAGCATTATCAATTAAGTATTCAAGTTTAGGTTGAATATCTGACTCAGGCTCTTTACTCCACACCATACCGCCAAGTGTTTCATATGTTCGACCAGTAGCAGGAAACCAGCGACCACGTGACCAATAAGAGTTAACACGTAAAGCGTTTTGAGCATTACACCGTTGAGCTTGGGCTAGTGCTTGCTCATTCATACCCTGAAATGATGCGAATGTTTTATATTGCGGCCCAGGTAGGCAAGTAATTATCTTTAATACTTCATACTTACCAGCAATAGCCGCGCGAGTTTGAGCGCGCAATTCTTCTTGCTCGATATATTCTTTGTCTAATGTGTTTAATGCCATCGTCACAGCCTTGTATAATTTTCTTTATTATATCACTAATAGGTAAATAATTTAAACTTACCTTTACACACTCAATTAAATGTACTATTGTTTGTACAGTTAATTAATTAAAAGGGAATACAATGCAAAAAACAATAAAACTAATCAAGTCCACTGATTTCAGAAAGAATATGTCAGCCTCTATGGAAGAGCTAAACAAGACATCTGAAGCTATTTGTATATTGTCTCCCTATGGTCACGGGGTGTTAATTACTAAAGCGCAGTACGACAAAATGATAGATTCAATTAACGAGCTGGAGAATAAACAATGATCAAATTACCAGAAACAGAAGAAGAAATGATCGCTATCATCAATGAATGGATTGAAGATGCTGAAGGACATGACTCTGCCGATAGAGGCGAGATGTTACACCATGCTTTCGATGTGTGGTCGATATTAGATTTTATGGAGAATAAACAATGACTATAGCAAGCGGCAATTGCACCATAACAGCGACAGGCGATGCCTTGAGTTTCTTGAAAAAAGAAATTGAATCATTTAACAGTCATAAAGTAGAAGTTGAGTTAGATGATATTGGCTCAATAGTTGTTGGTAATAAATTAAATTTTGGCGAAATACATTTTAAAGTTGATAAAATAAAGGGAAATAAAGTATACGGGCACACCATTATTCAACCATTAACAGTAGAGGTTAAGTAGGTGCTTTTTACAACGATAGAGGAATGGATAGCTTTATTGATAATGACACCGTTCTGTATATTTTGCGGCTGGTTGTCAGTTTACCTAGCAACCAAGTATAACAAGGGAAATAACAATGACACATGAACAAATAATAAACACACTCCTAGTCTTTGCGATATGCCTTGCGGTATTCGCTGTTATACGAGAGTTAATATGCTGGTACTTTAAGATTAATAAGCGGGTAGAGTTGCAAGAAAAAATGCTTGTTGAGCTGGTGAAGCTCAACAAGGTGGAGCATTAGTCAATATTTAACCTTCCGCCTTGACGCTTAACTAAGTGTGGGCATGCTCCCATGATGAAGCTATCGGCTAAATCATGGGACTTTTCAATTCTCTTTTTAACTTCCTTTTTAGACTCAACCATATCAAGGCCGCGCTTAGAATAATCAGCTCTTGGTGCTGACAGTTCACTCTTTAATTCTTCCAACCCTTTTAAGTCAGACGATATACTAATCAATTCGCTTAACTCGTACTTCATGCCCTTTGTAACTGCGTTAAATGTATTTCTCATTCTGTCGGCAACATCACGCCATGCCTGAGCTTTTAAGTTCTCAAACTTCTTCTTGTTCGTTATCTTAGGAGAGTATTCGCGCGTAGGATTAAATACTTCTGCTGCAGCATTGAATTTAGAATAGTTTTTATATCCTTTGCCTTTAAGTATCGAGCCAACGCCAGCACCGACACCGATAGAGTCATAAGATAATATTCCGCCTGAATCACTAAGGTGCTTATATGCCCTTACTGATGAACGTTCTAACTCATCCTCTCCTGCTTTCCATGCGTCCATCGTAACAGCTAAAGCGCCATTAAATACAGTTACACAATTTCTGTCAGCGCCACTATCAGCAACATCGTAACCGGCGCAAATAGCGCCACTCATATCTAATTCAAGTTTATGGTGAGCATCCACACAAGCGTTAACCCATGATCGTTTAATAATTGATTGATCATCATCAGCATAAGGAATACCATTATATACATGGTCGGCTAATTCGTAATCCTCTTCAAATTCTTCTGCAATATCCCTTAATGCTGAATCACTTAAGAATTGATTTTCATCATAGTTAATCTTACGAACCAATGCGCCTTTAGGTGGTGATTCAACTAATCGCTGCCAAGAGTAGTCCGAAACTATTTGCCCGTTCATAGTAAACCACATCTCAGCACCATCATTACGCATAATAGTCGGACGAATAGTGGTAAACATTTTCTTAGTTAAGCTCTGACTTTCTTCATTCCACCAAACAGTCGCGCCCTCGAATGACTTAATCTCTTCGATGTTTCTGGCGATACCGTAAAACTTAAACATTGAACCATTAGTTTTATGCTCGATAGAGTTAGCGAATATATTAAAATTATCGTCTAACCCGAAGTATGAGATCTTATCTTTAAGCAGTGTGTATACAGAATCTTCTATTTTGTTTTGATACATACGCGTACATAAGAATAATTCTTTATGATGATTGGCTCTAGCTATTGCCATGCCTGCCGCATCATGAGACTTAGAAGACATTCTACCACCATGAAGAACACGCATACTAACGGGAGTTCCGTCATCTAATTTACGAGTAGTCCAAAATGGTTTTAATGCGGGGTTTAGTGTTGCTCTAGTAGAAGTCATCAAGTGAGCTTCTTACCTTAACATTTGAATTTACTTCAACAACGTACTTGTCAAGACCAACTAACTTGGCTTTACTCATTGTCGCTGTAATGGCCGCTGATGATTGCGGAGTATCTGCTGATAGTGCGGATTCCCTTGCTTCATTTAACTCAAGGATGAGGCTTTCAATCGTCACACCGTGAGCTTTAACGGTATCTTCTTGTAATTGTTCGTACCTAGCCAAAACCTGTGCCTGTCTTGATAATGCACTGGCTTTATTGTGAACGGTATCGTCTTTCCATTTTAAGCTGCTTGGGTGTGATACTCGATAGGCTTCTGACTTGTTTCCTGTCTCTAACCATACTTGACAGAATTGTTCGTGCTTACTATTTTCTAATGCCATCTCAACCCCCAAGGTTTTAATGCTATCTCTCAGAGATAAGCGGCTTTTACACCGCGTTTATGCTTATGCTAATTAACTAGCTGTGAATAATGTTGCTTGAACATCGACTGTAAATGTTTCTGTATCAAGTAGTGTTACGGGTGAGCCTCTATCAAAGTAGCTTACTGTTAATCCACCTGCAGGAGTTGAA